TACTCGCTACTGTGATGCGCTCGCTTTTCGATCCATCGTAGATGCGGTATGGCTGACCGGCGATGATGCCTGTGCCATCAGCGACTGTCAGAGAGGTAGCCCCTGCGGTAGCCGTAGCGATGGTGGTGTTCACGAAGCCTGAGACATAGGTGTACTCGGTGAAGAGCTGTTGGCGTGGGCTATAGCCAAAGCCGAAGCCCAACGGCCCCTGCGAGCTGTAGTTCAGGCCGAGATTTGAGAGAGGAATGATGAGCTGTTGAGCCTCGAACCACGCTGTAGAGCAGTCGGGTAGGGCTACTAGGTTGTTTGGGTCTGTCCCATACTGAAAACTAGAGAGCGAGATGATAGGTGAGTTGTTGGGATGTAGAGCTACGAAGCCCTGCCCATTGACCCTGACTCGCTGTGTTTCTGTGTACTGATCTGCCACGAGGGACTGATTTAGGTACTCGTTCATATATGAGGATGCTCGTAGGATCACATTTGCGAGCTCGGCATCCTGCGCCGCCTGATTGCCTCCGACTACGAGGTTGTTGTAGTCGATAGAGGTAGGGGCATCTTTGTACTCCTGGACTGTGAGGTAGGGATACTCTTGAATCGTATCGGGCGTGATACCTACTGCCATGACTACTCCCCATCTCTAGCTATATCTGTCGCCTCTACTCCACAGCGACCACACTTGCGAAACCACCCATCAAAGCCACAGGCTGTACAGGTGAAGCCTCGCTGCATATCGCCCTGCGAGATTGGATTGAGAGATGCCTCGAAGAAGCCCTCTCGCTTCATCGCCTCGCCATGTGCTCGACTTTCTACATTGTAAATACCCCCACGATCTGGGTTGTATTTCACTCCGCCAATGACTGTCTCTTTCACGCCTTTATCTGGAGCTACATATCTTGGCATTTTGCCTCCTATAACTGATGGAGAGTGCGGCTATTACACCGCACCCTCCTCGCCTTATTCAGTTGTACTACGCGGAGATGATTCCTGATACTGCGCCGTTCCATGCTGGAGCTGTGCAGAAGAAAGTACCTCGGAAGTAGGTTGAGAAGTCATAGCTGAACTGAGTCACAGGCCATTGGATGCCCATGTAGTCCTGAACCATGAAGTTTGCCCATACATCGCTCACTTCGGTATCTGGGATAGGAAGTGTGAATGAGAGGACAGGAGCAACGCCCTGATTTAGCCACGGATGAACCATGAGATCGACAGCCTTACCGGTGACTTCGTTCTGGATACCAGTCACGATAGAACCATAGGTGATTCCATCCTTACCTGGCTCTTGGATAGTCAAACGATAGTTAGCTGTAGAGCCACTCTTGATTGCATCTGAGAGTTGCTTACGGTCATTGCCGTTGAGTAGCACCATGTCAGGATCAGCCTTGACATTCTGGTAGAGCTGCGCGAACACAGTCTGGAACTCTGCACCTGGATTAGAGGTGGAGAAGGTGCTGTTGATGGCGTTGTTGAAGCCTGAGTTAGCTCCGAGAACAGTTGGGAGGATGCCGTCATATCCTGTTGCATATGCAGAAGTATCTGCAGATGCGCGAGATGCTGCTGCACCTGTTGTGGTGAACGCAGCGTTGTTGCCAGTCAGACCTGCTGCACCTGCACCCTGGATGGTGAATGTGCCTGTTCCGCGAAGTGTTCCCTGATACTTGAGGTTTGCTGCGCCTGTGGCTGTACCAACATAGATGTTGTAGCCAAGAGCACCTGCGACTGCGGTGCTAACTGTGACAGTTAGTACATCGCCTGATGCGACTGCGGTGCTTGCCTCTGTACCGAGGATGGACTCGCCAAAGCCGTTGCCTGAAACACCAGCATCTGCGGTGACATTTACATAGTAAGTGGCAGCAGCGAGAGCTGTTTGTGATCCTGATGCAACAGGTGATGCGAGTGTGAAGGTAGGTGCTGATAGTGCGCCTGAGTAGCCTGATGCAGTACCACGAGCCATGAGCATCATGCGTTCTTCCATCAACATCGTTGCATATAGCGTAGATGTAGATGAGAGCTGACGAAGGTCTTGGTATCCCAAGCCTGAGAAGTTAGCATCGAACGAAACGCTGTCGGATAGTGAGTAGCTGTTGTATGGCAACACTAGGTCGTCAGCAGCATAAGAGATGATTGGGCCGCGCTCGTAGTTGATAGAACCAAAAGTAGCGGTTGATGACTCTGTGATACCAGGCCATAGGTTTCCGACTCCGCCTGTACCTGTACCTGTGTATCCGAGGATTCTCTTGACACGGTGAGATGTACCGACACCCTTCTTACGAGGGATGCGGTTGCGAAGTGGAGTTGGGCGTGGTGTGAGCAGTTTTGCAGGTGCTTCTAGATCGAAGGCTGCGAAAGATGTGCTCAATGGTGATGTGAGGGTAATCTCCTTCTGGATATCCTGCATCGCCATGCGTTGTGCGGCGAGTGCATTCTGTAGTCCAGCTACTGCATCAGGAGCGAGGCTCTTGTTTGCAACAAGCGATTCCATCGCTGATGTTGCATCTACAGGTGCTTGTCCTGGGACAGATGAGGCATTACCCAATGACTTGTTTAGAGCACCGAGGTACTCATCGTGGCGTTGCGCTGCCTCTACCGGTGATACATCACCGAAGAGATCAGTTGCGCGAGGCATTTCAGCCATTGCGTGTTCCTTTCGTTGTTTGGGTTTTACTTGTTCAGGGTGTCATGCTCTGCTGCAAACTTCTCAGCGAGAACGCGATATCCCTTTGCAAGTGTTGGGTCAGTTGTTGCCTTTGCTTTCGCGTTATACATAGCAGCCTTCACTAGAAGGTCGCTAGAGGTTTCAGCTACAGGTTTCGCTGTGCGCTTTGGGCCTCCTGCTGCCGCGAGAGATTTAGCCGTAGCTAACTCAGTTTCCAAACTCATCGCACGACTCTCCGCTGCCTCTTTTGCAGACATGAGTGCCTCGATCTCTGTTCTGATGGACTGTGTTGCGCTCTTTATCGCTTCTTCAACGATGGCTTCTACATCTGCAGACTTAGGCTCATCTGCAGAAACTTCATCTTCTACCTTTTCTTCATCATCAGGCTCTGCACTCTTGGGTGTCTGGTCTGGTGAGTACATCTCTGCGGTAGTCACATGAGATGGCTTCGCGACATTTGCGAAGTCGTTGGTCTGTGTAAGTCCATGATCTGTGCCTGGCTGATTGCATCCGCACTCTAGGCACTTGCTGATCTCTGCAGACTTCTCTGCATCCTCATCAGCCTCCATGCTCTTGAGGTATTTGTCCCAACACTTTTTTGCAAAAGCATCGGACTTGCCAGCCTCTTTGCATCGCTTCATGAATGACTCTTTAGACTCATCCTTCTTAGGACTGAACTTGTCCATGTCCTCGTCATCATGCTCTGCTTTTGTCTCCTCAGCATCATCTTTCTTCGCTGCGAGCTCGATATCTTCTAATACTTCTTCCACTTCTCCCTCTGCTTTCTCCCCTTCGTACCATGCAAAGAGGTGGTGTACTGCCTGTAGTAGATGAGCGATGGACATCTGTTCATCATGTCCCTCGCCGAGTTCCTCCGCTTCGATAGCGATGAGCTGTGCTAACGCCTGTCGAGCAGAGTCGTATGTTTTCTGGTCAAACTTGAGGAGGTCAGTACCTCGATACGCTTTGGATAGCTCAACGATTTCGTTAGCTAGTGCTGTCATGGCATCCTCCTCAGAGATGTGCGATAAGTCTAAAGTATTCGCGGTCTTTTTCGTTTTGCGTTTGTACTTGCCCCCACGCTTCTTGTACTCGCGTACCACCCAGGCATTTGCTACAGCCGATGGATAGACATCGAACTTCTCTTTTGCCTCACGCTTGACTCGGTTATAGAGCTCCATATCTGCAGGTTCTGATCCCTCGCCACCCTCGTTGATGCTCTCATAGTCAGGCTTCTCATCAGCCTTCTCTATGAGCTCCTCGACCTGGATTACAGAGTCCTCTCCTGCCGCAGACTTGGCTAGGACTAGCTGACAGTTCGGATTGGCAGGTCTATCCACTAGGGATACCTCGACAATCTGACCATCTACGATGCGCCCATTAGCAGCCACTTTGTCTCGTGTCACGCGTGGATTTTTGATACCGATTGAGAAGCCTTTGAGTACCCCTGTCTCGACCTTTTTGACTGATACAGGATCAACGACTAGGGCTGTGATGTAGTGACCATCGCGCTTGAGCTCATACTCTTTGGCTACACCTGCAGCGATATTGCTGTGCTGCTCTCGGATGTTGCCACCGGACTTGAACCATGCTGGCATGGCTCGATCTAGCCATTCGCCATCGCATATCTGTTGGTCTATATCTACTGAGTCATCTGTTGCCTTGCCATAGACAGTCAGAGTGCCGTCAGAGTTTCTATCCGCCTTCTCGATACCGAAGTACGAGGTAGTCAGATTGCTCATAGTGGACTTCTCCTTGCTTTCTTGTGATCTGATGATGCCTCTAGCCCAAGACCATCCTGCATCGCCACCCCATAGTAGCCATGCGATGTATCCGGCTGAGTCCTTTCCCCAACCTTCGCCTTTCTTATCTACCTCGTGACGAGCGAAGTAGCTGTTCATCCGCTTGATGGTGTCATAGCTGATAGATGCGCCGTTGGATAAATCTCTAGCCCTCGCGACCCCTACAGCCGTACCTCCGCGCCCATGTTTTTCTCTGAGCTCTAGACCACGCTTCGCATTACTGCGTACCGCCTGTGGAGGAACGAAACCATCAGCCATTAGTCCACCCGTTCGATCTGTACTGCATAGGGATTGATATGTCTAACTCTAACAGGTTCGTGATTTTGTGATGGCATAGATGACATCTGTATGACCTGACCACCTGTGTAGTTAGGTGCATCAAAGTCAGGGATGACAGGTAGTAGTGCGCATCTGCAGTTCGGATGTGCCGGTGGCTGTGTATGACCGGATGGGAAAGGTGCGCCGATACCTACAGTCTGTCCATCATTCTGTGCGCAGATAGGACATGGATCGAAAGTAGTCCACTCCATCTCAGCTAGACCTGCCTCGCTATATCGAGCGACTGTCGCTGCCGATACTGCTCTGTTTGACTCGGTGATAGCAATCATGAGGGCTCGCATAGGACTTGCTATGGTCTGCGAGATGAGTTTGGCTGCCTGTTTAGGTGATAGACCGAGCTCTATAGCCTCACCGATAGCGTTGCCGATATCTCGTAGCTCTGTGTTCGTCAGCTCTTTGAGTGTGATGCCCTGTGCCTCTAGGAGTCTGCGGAATGCTCGTGTGGGCTTGAGTATGAGTGCCGATATCTGATCTCCTGGCTGCCATGATGCCCAGTCAATCGCTACTTCTATATCCGCCTTGACGATATCTGCGCTCTTTGACTCTCTACGCTCTGCATCTGCGATGAGCTCCTGAGCAGCGAGATCACCTAGTAGATATCCAGTAGCCCAGACTCGTAGCAGCACCATCTTGAGTGCCTCTAGATTCACTCTGACATTTATGATTGCCCATGCGCGAGCGCGAGCGCGACTCTGTGCGAGATTACCTGTACGAGGTGGCTGTGTAGCTAGGTATGCCTCATAGATAGTCGTACTACTGATGCTCTGCCTGAGAGCAGCGCGTATCTTGACCGCATTTCTAGCTGATATCCGAGCCTCAGCCTCCATAGCTCGCGCCCAGGTCATGCTAGATACGCTTTGGCTAGGGCTCTAGCCGTATCGAAGTCTCCTTCTACTGCGCACTTGTTGAGAGCATCAGCCACGATAGGGTCTAGGGCTTTGAACTCGAATAGTCGGGCTCTTTTGCCCTTTGATGCCCACTTCATGAACGCTTTGACCTCAGTACGAGTCTCCTCACCAATCTCATCATCGTCAGTCGGGACTGTCTCCTGCTCAGGTGTCTCATCGGCTGTATCAGGAGTAGTGGGTGTGGTCGGTGTGGCATCTGATCCCTCTAGTGTCGGAGCTGAAACGACCTCTTTGGCGTTGATGATGCCATCTGGAGAGAACAGGAAGATGTCTGCGCCGGTCACGAGCATAGGCATATCGGCCTGTGGAGTATCTAGGAGTGGAAGTCCTAGCTCTGATCTGCGCTCGTTTATGGTCTTACCTGCAGATGTGACCTCTATCTGAGCCTTGCGAGCACTCGACTCGTTATCCATGCGCTTCGAGGTCATCAGTTTGAACTCTAGTTCGCGTGGCATACCGAGGTATGTGTAGCTGAGGTTAGTGACCATCTTGCTGATCCAGTTAGCAAGAGGCTGGATACCGAGAGCCTCGGCTGTCTCAGCTCTGCCCTCCTCGAATCCTGCTCCGCCTAGACCGCCCTTAGGGGCAAAGCCAATCTCGGCTGGCTGGACACCGAAGTGACCGCAGATCGAGGTGATGAGGTAGTCATCTAGTGTGTCTTTGAACTTCTCGCCATAGCCCTCATTGACTACAGGAGCTAGACCCTTTGGTAGTAGGCGAGCGCGCTTGCGCTGCTCTGTCTGACCGGCTAGATCGTCATTGAGGATGTTCTCGTAGGCGCGTAGGAGATCAGGATTGTTGCCCCAGTCCTCGTCTGTAGTGAACATGAGCTCAGGAAGAACACCATCGGTGTACTCAGCTCGTAGCCATTGCTGTCTGCGTAGGTAGATATCAGCTAGAGGTAGGGCTCGCTCTACAGGAGAGAAGCCATAGACAGAGATAGACCGGCGATTGCGCACCATATATGCGAGATCGTCTGCGGTGAACTCGCCGTCTGCCTTTGGGTCATCATCGTTAGCTGAAAACTCTGAGCGTGGGAAGCCATAAAGTATCTGTTGGTATGCCGCGTTAGGTGGCAGAGGTCGCATACCTCGGTCATCTATGAGTGGCTTGATAGTCGAGCCGTCTAGTATCTGGAAGCCGTATAGGTCGCCACCGACTGATGGCTGTGGATAGACAGCCCATGCATCTATGACTAGGACTTCCTCTGAGGCAATCATGAGCCAGTCTGTCCAGGTCAGTCCATTAGCTCGATCTGGGTTCTCCCAGAAGGATCGGACTCTGTTGATCTCATCTGTGAACTTCTCACGAGCCTGAGCCATAGCTCGTACATGGTCGCCACCTGACTCTGCGGTGATTTTCTCGGATGCATCCTGACCGAGCACGATGTCCCAGTCGAGTCCGGTGAGTTTAGACTTAGTGACCTCGATGCATCGGCGGAGGATATCTATCTGATCTGCAGCAGCGCGTAGGGTCTTGAAAGGTACGAGTCGAGTCTCGGTGATGTTGATGTTTTGCGCTACTTGGTACTCGTAGCGGCGTGGCATAGGTCTGCCAGTTTCAGGGTCTATCGGGTTGATAGCTCCTGGGATGATAGGCAGACCAGGGCCGAAGGGGACATTAGCTGAAAACGGAGCGCGTGGCAGAGCCACACTATTGCCATATGTCTGTTGCATGGCAAGTCCACCCTGTCTCATCTCCTGCTCAGTCATAGTGACTGATCCTGCAGGAAGGCGAGGTGCTTTCTCTATATCACCTACGAGTGCTCTGGCGATACGGTCACGCAGACCCATGTGTATCTCCTTCTCTTGCTACTACGCGTGGACTACTACTCGATATTGATTTGATGTAGGAGCTACAGAGAACAACAGCGTGATAGCCGTTGTGGATGTGTGCTGTACATCGCAGATGACCTCGGCATATGGGCTGCTGTTGTCATACACGCTGACTATAACATCCTTCGTGTTGAGGTTATGGCTGATGGTATAGGAGGTATTCGTGCCATCTCCGACATTTGCTGCGTACTTGCGTACTGCGATAGTGGTATCTAGCTCGAAGCCTGATGCGCCTACTGATAGACCGCCACTTGCTACGACTACGCCTGTGAAGTTTGTGCCTGTGAGCAGTACACCATCAGATGCTGTGTATGTACCTGCACCTGAGAACTGTTGGAACACAATCGGATCAGTACCGACTGTAGTGACCTCATCAACATTCACCCATCCTGTGTTGGCGAGTGTCGATCCTGCATCTACGAAGGTGAAATCTCCACCGGCAATCTCTACTGCGGTGTCAAAGTCGGTAGCACGAGTCAATACCCAGGGAGTAGAGCCATCGCCTACTGTGGTCAGTACATAGATACCATTTTGAGCCTGTGCGGTCTGATTTTTGACCAAAATACGAGCGTTGAGTGCAGGTGATACGCCATCTACAGAAAACGCAGCATTTGTTCCTGCATTTGTCAGCGTAGCTCCGACACCTGATGTGCCATTGCTATATGTCGCATTGAGATTTGCAGTAGTCGCGGCGTATGAGGCGGCGTGGATATTTAGACCCTGAGCTACATCATCTACATACTTCTTAGTCGCAGCATCTTGAGCGAGTGTTGGATCAGCGAGATTGGTGATTTTGTAGTTGTTGAGGCTGATATCTGTCAGAGGTACAGCGAGCGCGGATAGGTTGATAGCGGAGTGCGCTGTGTTGTCATGTACAGGTGTGCCGTGTGCGTGGTCTGAGCGAGCTACAGATGTCGCTGTGCCGTTAGCGGATGAGCCACCGAATGTTGTTTCAGTAGTGACATTGCCGAAAGATGGCATCGCATGAGCATGGTCATCACGAGCAGGAGCTGTGCCTGTCCCTACTGCACCTGCACCACCGATAGCGAGTGCTGTTGGTGTGGTGTTGGTCAGAGATGGTGTGCCGTGAGTGTGGTCAGATCGAGAGTATGTCGTAGCTGAGCCACTACCGCTAGATGCACCATAGGTGGTCTGAGATGTGACTGCGCCAAAGTTAGAAACCTGTAGCCATGCTGATCCTGTATCAAAGTACATGATTTGTTGGTCGGTAGCGAAGAACAAACGACCTGCTGTTCCTGCTGCAGGGATGTTTGCATATAGACCTGAGATGACCTCTGACTCATTAAGTACAGATACCCATGTCGTACCATCGTAGTAGTACAGCTCTCCATCGCCTGTGTTGAAATAAATCTGACCGGCGACAGGGCTACTAGGTGCGGATGCGAGATTCTGAATCACCGCATTGGATAGCTCGTTCTTGTTTAGGTCGATTCCGACTAGAAACTTGCGTGACATATTTTCTCCTCTAGATCACATATGCAACGCCGCTAAACGCTGCCGTGAAGGTAATCACCATCTGATTGACAGTAGGATAACTGAAAGTGCCTTCGCATTGTGTCCCTGCCGAGTCGAGTACGACTGCGGTGGGATTGCCTCCAAGGTTATGGTTGATAGTCCATACCGCCGAGGGTGTGTTCTGCGTGTGGGTGTAGAAAATCTGAGCAGATGCGGCTACTCCCTGTGGCCCAGGTGCTGTGATTTCTACGATTGCGTTCGTAGGTTTGATGATAACTACATCGTCAGCCATTACCGAGTCACCTCCGCAGATACTTCTGCCTGTCCCTGAGCTAGTCGGGTGACGATGCCACTCGATGTGATTTCGAGATCGTAGTAGTACATCCCTGGGTCTATTCCTCGTGTCTGTGTAGCTGTTGCGTGTGTGTCCACCTGACCTGCTGCGCCTGTGATGGTGATGCCGTTTCCGCCTGTGGCTAGAGAGAGCACCGCATCAGGAGATGATGGTAGAGAGCGTAGTTGAAGTGCAGCCGTAGCACCTGTCAGATTCACCGCCGATGTAGCGAGTCCTCCTGAGATGTATGTGCCTGTAGCTCCGTTTGTGATGGTGAAAGATGAGGCTGTTGCGCTCGCGATGGTGACATTTTGTAGGTTGTAGATAGGTGGGATGACTCCATCTATGGATACTGTCTGTCCAGGAGTGAAGCCGTTGTCTGCCGTGACAGTCACAGTAGTGCCATTACCTGAGATGTTTGTGATCTCGGCTGGCTGTTTATAAATAAAGGTCGCGTACCAATCTGCACCCTGGTCTATCGCATACTCGCCGGTGAAGTTGAAACTGACAGCCATCTATAGTCCTCCGGTCTTGAGCGTAGCCACGATGATAGCAGTTCCACACTTCATGCAGAGATGCATTGACTTTGGGTTAGGCATCCCACAGCTAGGGCAGACATTTGCTAGTGAGTTGAAGTAGTTGCTGATGGATGATGTACCGAGCAGATCAGAGAACGCTTGCACCATCGCATCTAGTCTGTCAGGTGATGATGGGTCTGCCGGTGTCCATGTAGTCATCTGATCCTCTAGTTTGTGGAAGATACCGAGATGATGGATACGACCCTGCTCATACATAGCAGCAACAGGCTCTGCTCTGAGTTTCTTACCCACATGAGCTCGTATCTCTCGGATGGGCAGGATAGGTCTGACCTGTTTGAGGACTGCGCTGACCATATCGCCTCCCTGATTGACCTCGACTAGGATCGAGTCAGCCTTGTACTCGTCAAAGAGAGCTACAGCCCTAGATGCCCAGTCCAAAGGTGAGCCGCGCATAGAGTGGTCAGCTATGAGATATCCATGAC